GTTAAGAGCAAGCTCACCATGAGTTCCACCCTGATTTAAAAGAGAATTCAATGTCTTTATTTCCTCGGTGGAATAACCAGCTTCTTTAGATGAAACGAACTTTTTAATACCTGCCCATGTTTTATCTACGTCTGTACCTTGGAATTTATTTCTAGCGTATTCCTTGAGTCTTTTACCTTCGTTGACTCCAGCTTCACGCACCGCAGAAATAGTATTATCGAGCTGAGAAATAACGATATTTCCTAGGTCATTACCTAGACTCTGAAGTAGCTGCGCTTTCGCTTGGATGCTGAGTTCACCTGCTATCTTCACGTTGTTAAGTATCGTGTCAGCATCAGGTACGTTCTTTGATTTCAGCAAGTCATGTACCTGCTGAAGCTGTCTCTCTTCTTTGAGAAAGGGTGTAAATTCCTGAACAGGAGGTACCTGTGTAGGTGCCGGAGGTTCTGGGGATGCTGGGGGTGCTTGAGGTACAGGAGGTGCTTGAGGTACAGGATTCTCTGAAGGAGTCTTAGTTACAGGCATCCCCGGAGTACTAACGTACTGGGGTTCTGTTGGTGGTGTAGGTAAACCTTCTTTGCTACCCGGTGCAGGAGTCGCTTGGGACAAATCCATAGTTAAGTCTCATGTAAGGAAAGAAAAAGTAAGGTTACTGTAAGGAGTTAAACATAGTATTAATCCCTTCAGGACCAGCTATCTGCTGTCCTGCACCTTGAGCAATGGCATTATTAAGTTCCACCTGTGCTTGCTCTTTCATCTGATCTTCTTTGTCACTCTCTAGTTCATCGTCTGTCTTAAGGACTTTCCTGTATTCCAGACCCCGGTTACTAGCAAGAATCTTAATGATGTCTCCGTACTTAAGATGAGGCTTAACTTCATCAGGTAAATTACTCAGGATGGTTAAGTCTTCAAACAGGAGCATGATCTGTTCGTGTTCACTGTTCCTGCTTAGGCTCTCTATTCCAGTCAAAATAACAGGGTTAAGTTCAAGAAGAGAAGGGTTAGTACTTTTTAGTAAAAGGCGAGCCAAACGGTACTGTAAATCCGTAGAAAGTCTGGAATAAACTCCACCTAGACTTTCTTCTAGTTCATTAGCTTGAAGCCTTATCTCTACTGCTGTAACCCGTTCTGCATCCCGTGTAACACCCGTATTAAGAAGGAACCCCGCACCTAATCTGCGTGCGTACTGTTCCATAATCTTGTCTACGAACTGAAGTTCTGCCAATTTCTCTAGTTGTAAGTACTCTACATCTACCCTTCTGCCGTAAACATAAGTACCAGCTTCGGAGTCATTCAGAGTATTAACATCAGTATTACCCATAGGGTCTACGAGTATCTTTATGTCTGATGCTATGGAAGCAATATTGAGATTAGCTTCACTGAGATTAGAGTACACATGGAAGTCTCCAGAGTAGTCCTCTACGAGTCCTACACCGTAGTCAGAACCTCTGGGCAAATTCCACGAGAGCGCATTCCAAGGTAAATCATCTGCCGGGAATACACCGGGTACACCTACTTCTCCGGGTAAATCCTCTATCTCCTGATGTACTCTGTAAGAGCCATTAGGTTGTCTGATAATTCCTGTGTAAAGGGAGACTTTATCCTCGTCCTTTCTGCCCTTAAGTTTTAACTTGGCTTGCACATCTACCGGGGCAGTACTCACTATCAGGTTATCTCTGGTGATAATAACCACCGGAGTACCACTCATATCTCTACTAATCACGTAGTCTCTAAGGTTGTACACCTGAGCATGACGATTAGTCGGTGTGTAAATCAGAGAATTACCCAATGTAATAAGGGATTTAATACAGAGAATAACGGAGGTACGTAATTGCATCTCCTCCATGCGCTTCATGGACTCTCTCTCTGCACGGGAAGTAAGAACATCTATATCCCCTGTAGTGAATCCCAGGTTTTCAAAGTGCTCTTGTTGCTCAGGAGTAAGCTCTAGCTTGTAGAAGGGCTTACCGGGCAAGAACAACGTCATTACTATCTTATTAGCCAGATGATTAACGCACTGAGCACCTAGACTCTGGTAGTCCCTCTGCATCTCAGGCTCAGAACTGGTGTACTCTAGAGGGTACAGGTAAGGAAGAGTCCATCCTGCGTAATCTTCCCATCGACTATGTAACTCTGCTCTGAGTCCGTATCTCTGATCGAACTCAGTCTTCAAAGGATGCTGAATCATAGACCTAACCCTGTGGAGTAAAAGAGTCTTTCTTCTTCTTCATTAGAGATATCTAAATCATCTTCATCATACCCACCGTAAGGGTCAATGAAGTCCATCTCGTCTGTACCGAACTCAAGTTGTGCTCTCTCCTGAAAAGCATAACCCTCTCTACTTTCTCTCTGATTATTCTGTGCTGCTATCCGTGCTAGATGCCGTTGTCTACGCATCTCCTTCCGGTAGCCTTTGTCATAGGCGGCTTGCCTTGAGGAACCTCCACCAAGATTAAACATAAGAACCTCCTAAGGTAAAACCTGAATAAAAAAGCCCCGGTGTTACGGGGCGAGGGCCGGAACGTATCCCGGCAGGAGCAATCTATTAACCCGGATAACCATTCCCGGTTAAGTAAAAAAGTACTTACTATTTAGTACACCTGTTATATCCAAAGTACCCTTAGCAGGTGGGTCATCAAGTTTTATAGAAGGACTCAGCCTCTCTTGTTCCTTCTTCCAACTCATCAACCAGTCTCTCTGGGTGTACATGGATACGAACTCTTCTCTGACTGCACGAAATAGGAAATCAGTATCACATGCGTGTGTACCGTAATCATCATGTATGCACTGAATAGAATTAATACCTTCATCTTTTAATCTAAGAATAGTCCTTACTAAGTGAGCACTATCCATAGAGTGAATAAAGTTAGGTGCAATCCCGTTTTTATTTTGATGAAAACTATTAGAGAGTTCTTCCTGTCTGCATTTCAGATGTATCTTACCGAACATATCCGTATGTACTACAGAACTGCTGTAGTCCGGGTAGTGCTGCATAACAGGAAAATTAACAGGATTTATCCACTGCGGAGTAAAACCTGCCTTAAGTATTTTTGATGTACATTCCTTAAGCCAGACCATTCCTTCTCTAGCACTGACTATCTCTTCTTTTATTGCTCTCCACATAATAGGTGCTGCATATACCGCAGCCTCCCACTGCTTAGTACCGTCTATTTCAGCATTGAATGCTCCGGGATTCTCCTTAACCCAGTTCCTTATGTGCATACGGCAGGTATGCAATGTACTACCGTAAGGCAGAGTCATTACAGGTACCTTAGAGAGTTTCCTGTCGAACTCGGAGTTCAACCATAGCTTAGCCATAGGTTCATGCTCGTTCTCCTTGAGCAGTCTCCTGAAGGCTTCTGTAACTTCTGTGTAGATGTCCTGAGGTTTATCTGAAGGAGCTAGATTAACGGCTATACCTCCTCGTTGATCCAGAAGGAGAGCTGCATAGTGCTGAATACCATTACAACTGCTGTCTAACCCTACAGGGATATAGCTCAGAGCTGTAGGGTCAGTCCCGTAGTTGCATCTGTCCCACTCATAGCAGAAGGCAAGGAACTGAAAGGGTTTATCCGCGTTACCTAAGAACTCTCTGGACTGGTCACTCAATGGATCATTAACAACAGCTCTTATGTTCTCTTTGTTATCAGCAACCCATTGAACCTGAGCAACATGATTCACCTTATCAACACCGTACTTATTAGCTCCGTGTATAGCTAACCAGATGAGTCCTCTACGGGTAAGAGGTTTACCTTCTGCGAAATGAATAAGTGCCCTGATATGATCCGGTCCCTGAGGAGACAAAGAAGCTGAGCCGCAATAGATACGTCCCCTGAAATCACAGTTATACGGATACCAGATGGGTTGATCCATGAGTTCCCTAGCCATCTGTAAAGACTGCTGGATAAGGACAACATCTACAGCATTCTGTTTATTCTTGGCTGCAATTATCTTGCACTCCATTTTCCATGTGCGGACATCTTCCTTATCCCGATCACTCCATTGCTCCCTAGGTAGATTAGCAAGTCGTTCCGGGTACTGAGGTCTTTCAAGAATGAAGTACCTCGGTAGGAATTCTGTATAGAAACCTTTAGCTAAGGATTCCTGGATGACTTCATAAACGGGCTGGTTAACCCTCCATACAGTCTTCTGTAAATGATTAACAGCTTGGATATGTTTAGTCGGGAAGTTCCCTTGCACGAACTTCCTTTGCTTCTTCCCTTTAGTCTTTATAAAGGGAAACAGATGTTGAATAGCGGGCGTATGAAAGGCTCCGTAGACATCTTTACCTCTCTTAACCCAGTTAAGTGGAGGCTCGACAAAGGGACGCATAGTAGGTTGAGTAAATGAAACCAGCTCGCACTGCTTAGTGACGTAATCATCGAAGTACTTAGTACTTCTTACTATGTAAGACTGATGCTTACCTTTCTGTTTCATCCCTACAAAGATGTACTCAGGTAGTACCTTACATATGAACTCTATTAACTTGGAGCCTATCTGGATAGTCCGCTCTTTACTCCAAGGTTCCCAGTTGTCCTCATGTTGTTTCCATTTTTTAGACCAGATGAGCTGTATATGCCGGGAGGAGGTTACGTTCTGCTCTTTTATGCTGTCCTGTATCTTATTAACGAAAGCAGGGTAAGAGCATTTAAAGGAGTACAACCTTTGATCGAGTTCACACCGTCTACCAACAAGAGCACTCAGGTTAGTCAGAAAGCAGTCCTTGTAGTCACTGCAATATAGCCTCTGGAGTACTGTAAGCAGGGATATGTAAGCAACTATACGGTAGTCATAAATGAGATCGTTACCCTTGGACCTGACGGAAGCTACTCTTAAGCCTTCCTTTATTTCCCGGGTGTACTTAAGAGCTTTACCTGTATCCTCAAGGTATTCCTCTACCAGGTCTGCTATTGCCTGAATATTATCGGAGAGAATACGGTTACCTATTACAGATGTATTGAACCTTTCATTATTGAACGCTTCTTTCTCACCATAGAGGAAACGGTCTGCCCCTAAGGCATGAGATACCTTTTCCCATTCAATCTGGTTCCGCATCTTGTTCCTCAGAAGAAAGAAAAGGACTCTGAGAACCCCGGAAGATTCTCAGATTGTAGAGCTAGGAATGACAAGCCAGTGATACTACATCGGAGTTCCTTGCTCCAGCTTCCCATAGACCTTCTATTTTCTTAAGTACAACTCCCTCGTTACCATTAAGTACTGCGGTCTTCGCCAGCTTAAGTAAGTGCTTCTCATCCTGAGCATAGAAGTCCTGAGTCATAGTCACGTATGGAACTTCAGGGAGAACATCGAACATCATATAAAGCATTCTCTGACGCGTATTAAACGTAGTTTTGCTTTTACCCTTACAGAAGTAGAAATACGGAAGTACGTCTGTAAGGATGATGTAAGGTTCTGCGTCTAAGTAAGAAACTACATAGAAGATGAATACACAGGGAGTCTTAATCAACTTAGAGGACTCCATGAGGTACTGCTCTATGTGAGGTAACTGGGTGTACTGTTCACCAGTACCTAGCCAGATACTTCCACAGTTAGTGAGTTCCTTGTTAAGAACTCCGTAAGCTAGTAAACCTCGATGTTGTACTTGTACGTAGTACTTACTCAAATCAGGCTTTGCATCCAGTAAGTGATAACTCAGTGGATACTGGAGAGGTATCCTGGAAGGGGAATAAAGATTCATTCATTCCCCTCTTTAGACATGTAGAAGTTAACTACGATCTCCATAAGTGAATACAGACCTAGTGCTATTTCGTCTTTATAGAGAACGAGATTAGAAGAGGGATACTGCATAGGATTGATGTACTCTCTGCTGTCTTTCTGGAAGGTGAACCCTTCCCGGTACAGACGTACAATCAGTAAATTACCGTAGTATTTGTTGAACTCCTCTATCTCTTCTATGAACCCTCCGTCAGTAACGATGACCTTATCGTACTTCTTAATCCCATTCTCTCCGGTTACTTTCCCGTAGTAATTCTTACCCAGCTTGGGTTTTATGATGTTCTCTGAAACATGGATCATCATCTCTCTAGGGGACATACCCGTTACTATGTAATTAGTTTCCTTCATTACTCTGTCATCAAGATCCCTTTTAAGAGTACTCAAGCGAAGTCCGTAGTGTTCACAGACATCCATATAGAGTTGTTCTTTGAAAGAGAGTCTTCCCCAGGAGGGGAACTGCTCAAGGAATCTATCAGCTAGGGTATCCTTGCCTACTCCCGGAGGACCGTTAAGAATAACGGCATAACGATCATTGGCACTTAGGTCACGTACTTCATTTATCTCTGTTACTTCAGTCATTTAACATCCTTAAGAGCTGCCAGTACTTTTTTAGAGTCCCGTCGTTGTCGGACTCTCTTATTAGCTAGCTGGCGTTTCTCTTCGTCAGTTTTATGTGATGGATGAATAATTCCAGTGCTATTAACGCGATGCTCATATAAGTACCCGTGAAGTCCTAGAAGAAGACTCAATGGGTCTTCCTTACTGCCCGCTCTTTTCATAGCGTAAAGGAACTTACCCTCTATAGAGTTGCAGGCTCGGCAAAGTACACCCCGGATATAACCACTGTTGTGGTCATGATCGAGGCAAGGTACGTTCTTCAGGACTTTCTTACGGTTTCTTATAGTGTACTCGCGGAAGTCAGAACTACAGACAGCACATCGGTAGTTCTGTTTCTCCATTAAGCTCTGTCTTACACTTCCTATCTGAGATTGTTTTATCCTTACTGCTTTATCCTTTCTATCTTTCTTGTCGTCCTTCTTATACTGTGAAGTCACTCGTTGTCCTTATACCAAATCTTTGAATCCCATTTTCTTTGCTACTAAAGACGCTTCTTTGTTACTCGTTTCACCTACTCGGTGATTGAGATACCTGATCCACTCCTTCCTTCTGGTACGACGGTTACCCGTCATAGTCAGTACATCAGCAGTAACCGAGCCGTTCCCTTCTGGTTCATTCAGGGGGACTAAATAACGGTGGGTCTTTAACATCCAGCACCTCTTTGAAGTAGTCGAAGACATCCTCACCGGGGACTCTCCTGAGCCAGAGAAGACGGGCTTGCTCAAGTAACAATGATCCTGCTGTAACCTCTATTACATCACCTCGCCATGAAGTGACATTAAAAGGCTCGTTGCCGTAGTAAGAGTAATAAGCATCTCGTACTTTAAAGAATGCTTCACGAGAAGTACTACAATCCTTAAGGTAGTTATAGACGCTAACAGGTCCACAGGGTTTACCCTTTCTCTCACTCTGCATCTTGATGTACTGAGCATTAGCAACATGCTTCTGTCTTGAGGTCAGTACTCTGCCGTTACTGGGGTTACGCCCTGTCCTTATCTTCTCCAGTAGTACCGTCTGTGTCTTAGTAGGTATACAGGAGAGGACAGTTTCATACGAGAACATAGGCAGACCCGGTATGTTATCTGCTCTATCCCCCATGAGTACCTGATGCCAGAAAAAGGACTCACCTTTACCTATTAACTTAGCTTTCTGTGTACAAGGGTCCAGAGAACACTTACCGTATCCTCTCGGATACATCTTTATAGAGAATGTTTTAGGTTCCAGATGAAGACCCGGTACCATCCAGAGGTCTTTATCTATGCTGTACAGGATGGCATTACGGTCTGTATACATTTCCTGACAGATAGCATCATCAGCTTCCTGATACTGACTACAGCATCCTTCTATCCGGTAATGCCGCAGATTACCTATCCAATCCCTGATATTGTTTATCCTGTCCTGTTTATCCTCTGGGCTGACTCCTCTGTTTCCTTGGTACTCCTTCAGCTGTGCTATCTGATACCGACCTCCTTTACTACCTACGGTTACATGACACTTAACAAAGTCAGCTCCCGCTGCTCTCTTAAGTGCCTCAATCATCTCTAATGTTTTATTGAAGTTCTCTACCAAAGGCTCATCAGGGTGGGCAAACTGGTAGCACAAGGAATCCGCATCTAAGTGAAGAGTCCTCCCCGGAACAATATCCCGGGAAGGAATACTTACACTAGACGGAGATACCTCACTCTCTACATCAGAGACTTCACGAGCTATCTCAGTCAACTCCATCAGATACCTAGTGCCTCCAGTGGGTCTATTACACCCTTAGGCTCAGGCTGTTCCGGAGTACTCTCCTTCTTTACCTTCCGTGCTTTAGGTTTAGAGACTTCTTTAGCCGCAGTCTTAGTCTCTAGCGGCACAGGATTAGTAATGTCAGGGACATCAGTATCGTCCCTAGGGATAGTACTTTTAGAGTTACCGGAACTTTTAAAGAGCTTCTGTGCTCTGCTTCCCTCCCAGAGATAGTTCTCATCAGGAGAAGAGATACGTTCCTGCATCCAGTTACGGGAAGTACCATCATCCCTAGAACCATCTATATAGATACTGTCCCACATCATCTGATAGTGCTTATCAGAGACATGAGGGTTCTCCCAAAGAAACAGACGAGGCTCTCCGTGCATTTCTGGGATAGGTACCGGCCTCTTTTCTGAAGTAGGTACACCAGTTACCGGATCAGGTATCTGAATAACCGGAGCACCAATGGTGAACTCACCGTTACTATCCAGATTAACGTAAGTCTTCTCTTTATCTCCTTCACCGACAGTGCGGTGATGGATATAACCAAGGAAGCCCTTACCCAGTAACTTGTTAATACCGGGTACAAGACCTGGTACTACACGGACAGAACCATCGTAGTTGAGCTTAGAAAAGAGCTTCATGTACTTACTACGATCACTATTACTCTTGTTAAGCATTACAGAAATAGTGTGGTAGGAAATCAGATTACCCGTGTCATCCTTAATTGCATGATCCGGGTGGACGAGTTCAAAGGTAACTCTTACCGGAAGGTTCTTACGTTCTTCACCTTTCCAGTCATCCTTTCTACCACCGAGTTCTACGTACTCACGAAGACGAAACAGAGCTATGCCTTCACGCGGTAGCTCACGAGGAGCATACCCGGAACTCTTCCCTGAGACATCATCAGCTTCTTTAGCAAGATCGAAAATCGAAGTCATACAATCTCCATAAAAAAATTAAATTGAATTTTTTATAATCGGTTATTCAGTTCTGGTAATGCTTAAGTTCCAGCATGTTGTTCCCGATCTCCATCTCAACAGGGAATGGAACATCAATATCCAGAGAGAACTGCTGGTTGAAGTACTTAGGTATCGCTTCCATGAGTTTCTTTACTCCTCCCATGACTGTAGGTGCTATCTCTTTTTTCATATCTAACCAGAAGCAGTCATGGACTGTATTTACTAAGCAAGCATCACCATTAAAACGGTCATTAAGGATGAACCACCTCCATATCTTTCCACTCATTGTTTGAACTATCTCTCCACCGGTACCTTGTATAGGCCAGTTCTTTCTCTCAGTAGGACTGAAGCTGACAAAAGTTCCTTTATCCTGCATGAACTTCGGTGCTTCCTTCTCCGTCCAGACGTACTTGGTTCCTGTAGGAGAGAACCAATGACCTCTACGGACAAAGAAAATGTTGTCCTCTATGAATATCTTTTTATCAGTCTTAACACTCGTTCTTGATATGGACCTCTCTATTTCGTTATCCAGTTTTTGAACACCGGGATAAAGTTTTTCTTCAGCTTTTATAAGTGCTTGTACTTCCTCTAATGTCATACCTGTAGACATAGCAATGGCATTAGCACCAGCACCATAAGCTCTTTGGAAGCTGAAGGCTTTAGCACGGGTTCTCCCTTCACATATAGAGGGATCACCTTCTATATGAAGTCTTTTGATTTCATCGTAGGGTCTATGTAACTTTGCTGCTAGACGTTTGCAGTGGAAATCCACTCCTGAACGAATGTCATCCAGTAACTGCTCGTCCTTACTCAAGATACCTTGAACAATGACTTCTAGTTGGCTGTAATCCAGTTCGCCTAGGACGCCTTCTTCACCGTAGCGTGAGACAAACATGGCCTTACAGAGAGACTTATCACCTCTCGGTGTATTTTGCATATTCATTATCTTCAGGAGAGGTCGTTACTCTCTCCCCGTTCTCTAGGAACTGCTGTGTATTACTACACAGATGAGACTATATCTTGCCTTCCTTAGAAGACTTCCGCGCTTCCAGCCACTTGGCTGTACTCTCTTTCGAGATAGTCGTTGCACTCCCCAAGTGACTATGGAGTGCTGCGTGATCACCCGTAGTCATCAGCATTAAGTTACTTAGATCGTTGTTATGCGGATTCGCATCACAGTGATGAACAACATGACCCTTAGGTATCTCTGTTAAGGACTCCGCTTTGCAGTACACATAGTGATGATAGAAGATGTGAGTACTCTTCTTTCTACCTGTGTACCACTCCGGTTTCTTAATAAGGAGGTACCCTTTGCTATCGCTTACAAGGGAGTACGTATCTCTGGAACCCCTTGTATTACCTAGCATCGCCTTGCGGTAGTTAGCTGACTTACGTGCTTTCCTGTAACGACTGGGATAAGTCTTCCACACGGTATACACGCGCTTATAGGTGATCCCTAGTCTGTCTGCTATCTGTTGCAGGGTGAGGTCTGTGTTCTCTAAGTAGTGCTTAATGTCCATCATGCCCTCCAAAGGGGATATGGTTGGTTTAGCTCAGGATTGTCCTCAATGAATGAGGAGTTCCCCTGAATTCACGGAATTTAACGATCCCCATCGAGGATCAGAAGAGCTTAACCTGCTTGTCACTGTACTCGTGTGATTGAGCTTGTGATGAATAAAGCTATCAGGGGTGACCAGAGTAAGCATACCTCTGGCTTTACCATTATCATCTTCAGTCCAGTAATAAGAACTGAGATCCTTAGCTATAGAAGCCCTCTCCGAAAGTACAGATAAGAAAGGAATATTCCTGTACTTAAGGGATAACTCCGAAATAACTTCTGATGAAGTGCTGTAGATGCACTTACCAGCAGCATCTACCTGAGAAGATGCCCACTCTTCTTTAGGTTTAAGATAACCATCAAGAGTGAACTTGAAGGCCTCCTTATAAGTCTTAGGGGAATCCAGATCAGGTACTTTTACCTTCCTGAACTTCGGTTCACCCTTACGCTTACCGGACTTGAAAGTATCCTGTAATACACCGTCGTTCCGGATGTATCCGAAGAACTCGCAATGCTCACTCTTCGGTAATTCGCGACAATACTTCGGGTCACAGGCTTCAGAGTTAAATAAAGGCCACTCCTCGGTCGTTGTTTTGTACTCCGGATTACCTTCCTCGTCTGTTTTCTGCACGGTTCTCTTGTACCCGAGAGTCCCTCCGAATATGAGGCAGCTCCGGTGATGATTGCTTCTCCAGTTGAATTCAATTTCCTTAGGTAAGTCCGGTATGAATTCAACGAGTTCTTCTTCGAGTGCATTGAGCTTATCAACGAGGACAGCTCTGTCTCTCTCACCTCTTTCTCGGTCGATGTATATGCCATTCCACTCCATCTCCGTAGTAGCAAGAAGACCATCCATTCTGTTCCAAACCATCTTAAGGAAATTAGGATGTATCTTTCTTACACGTTCTACTTGTCCCATGAATATCCTGTAAGTATTCCCTATATCCCCATCTAAGGGATTCTCAGGATCGTTATTGCCTAACAGGTAATCCATTAATAAATCTTTATCTATATTCTCTGTGTTGACTCCTTTCTTCCAGAGTTCCTT